TATTTGACTTCCAAGCTGTAAGAGAACAGTATAGCCGTAGACGTACAGTTTACATAGCAGAGGCAGCATAATGTCTACTTCATCATCCAGAACAGTACGTGTACCAGAAGAAAACAGGTTAGTTTTTATACCTGCTTTTGACTCAAATAGGACAGTAAGAGTGCCACAAGAAAATAGAATAGTTTTTATAGAAAGACAGTCTACTTCTGCAGAACGAACTGTGTACGCAACTGAGGATTAAATATGAGTTTTCGTTGGCCTAATAAAGACCCAGATGAACAATTAGATTATAGTGTAGATTGGTCAAGATTTCTTGGAAGTGCTACTATTAGTTCAGTTACATGGTCTGTAAAATCTACTGCATATGATACTAAAACTACATTGGCTGCAGGTCAAACACTTACTGTTGCGTCTGGTTCTGCAACTACTGATAATATACAAAACGTATCTCAGACTAATACAAGTACAGTAGCGACTATAAACATTGGTGGCGGTACAAATAATATTGAGTATACTTTCTTTTGTAATATGGTCGATAGCACTGGAAGTCAAGCAGAACGCAGTATTAAGTTACGAATAAAGGAACGTTAAATGCCTTATGATTATCTTGGTCTAGTAAATGACGTAAACCGTAGACTGAATGAGGTAGAACTTACTTCTTCTAACTTTGCTAATGCTACTGGTGAATATAGTATGATTAAAGATGCAATCAACTCTGCTATTCGGTATATTAATCAGCAGGAATACGAGTGGCCTTTTAATCATGTAGAGGCAGAAGAGACATTAACTGCTGGTACAGTTCGTTATGCTTTTCCTGCAGATGCAAAAACAATTGACTTTGATAGCTTTCGTATTAAAAGAAATGACACTTTTAACAATGCAACTAAAAAACTTAACTTAATGAGTTATGAAGAGTATTTAGAAAAATATGTAGATTACGAATACAATACTAACACCAATGTGCGAGCTTTACCTGAGTATATCTTTAGAACTCCTAATCAAGAGTTTGGTGTAATAGCTCCTCCAAATAATGCCTATGAGCTGGTATATGAATACTATAGGCTACCTGTAGATTTAATTAATGCTACTGATGTTCCTAGTATACCTGAACAATTTAGATACATAATTGTAAATGGTGCAATGCATTTTGCTTATATGTTTAGGGGAGAGGGTCAAGAAGCTGCTATGATTCAGCAAAGGTTTGATTCTGAAATTAAACAAATGAGAAGTCTTTATATTAACCGTTATGATTATTTAAGATCAACGGTAATAAATCAAACAAACTCTTCTTATAGCACTATTAGGGTTTCTTAATACATGCCATCAACTCGACAAACATACCCTGTAGAGTTTAAGGGTGGACTTGTTACTAATATGAGTCCTTTGCAGCAGGGTATTAATGCTCCAGGTTCTGCTAGAGTGCTTAAAAACTTTGAGCCATCTATTGAGGGTGGTTATAGACGTATCCAAGGATATACAAAATATAACAGTAGTATTATCCCACCGTATGGTGCTCCTGTAATAAATGGTGCAAGTCAATCTGGTGGCACTTTAAACATAGCCAACATTAGAACTACTCCTGTTGTTGGTGATACCTTTAAACTTACACATGCTACTGCACAAGTAAACAATACAGCAACTGCAGTAGTAAACGGTACTGTTTCCAGTTCAGCTAATGTTGCTGTAGATGGTAATGTTGGAAGTATAGTTGTAGGAATGACTGTTACAGGAACTGGCGTTGATGCTGGTGTTACAGTAACAACAGTTACAGATCAAAATAATATAGTCGTATCCTCTGCACAATCTATAGCCGATGATGTTACACTAACGTTTAATGCTCCTGACTCTGATAATACCACACATATTGTTGACACTGTTGTTGGTACAATTAAAGCAGGTATGGATGTAAGTGGCACAGGCATTCCAACAGGTGTTACAGTATCATCTATAAGTGGAAGCACTGTAACTTTGTCTACAGGGCTAGACCTTGCAGAAGACTTAGAACTTACATTTAGTGACATTTACACTATTTCGTCTGGTGGTGTTAGCTATAATGCTAGTGAAAGAACAGCCGCACTTACCTTTACACCTACAATACATGCGGATAATTCTCCTGCCAATGGTAATGCTGTAGAGTTTACAAGCACTGCGTCAAACTATCTTACGCTTGGTTGTGGCGTATTTTTAGACAGAGTTATTGTAGCAAAGAATGATGATTTATTTAAAGTATCTTCTAGTGATATAACACAAATAAATGTTCCTAGTTATGGTACTGTACTTGTAAATGGTGCATCACAAACAGGTTCAAGTCTTGTAGTAGATGGTTTAACTTCTGCGCCACAACAACATGATATATTTAAAATTGCTGGCGTAGATAAAATTTACAGGGTAACTGCAGATGCATCTGTAATCTCTGGGGGTGCTACACTAGCAATTAGTCCTGCATTAGACAGTTCACCAGCAGATGATGCCGCAATAACTTTTTTAAGTACATCAAGAGAAAGTGCTGGTAAAACTAGATTTGCACGGTATAACTATACAGGAACAGAAAAAATTGCCATAGTAGATGGTACTAACGTTCCTGCACTATACGACAACACTACGTTTACTGCACTCAATGATGCTCCTACAGATGTTAATGGTGCAAGTTTTGTAGTCAACTTTAAAAACCAACTGTTCTTTGGTAAAAGTAATTTATTAACTTTTACTGCTCCATACACAGATAATGACTTTACAGCGGCTGCAGGTTCTGGTACAATATCTTTAGGAGCAACAATAACAGGACTAATAATATTTAGACAACAGTTAATTATATTTACTGAAACATCTATACTGCAGTTAGTTGGTAACACCATTGCAGACTTTAACCTGCAACCGATAACACTAGACATTGGGTGTGTAGACACAGATACAATACAAGAGGTTGGTGGTGATGTAATGTTCTTAGGACCAGACGGTTTAAGACTACTAAGTGGTACAGATCGTATTGGTGACTTTGGACTTGGAAACGTATCCAAGACAATACAGAAAGAAGTGACAAGTTTTATTTCAACTAACACATCTTTTGCAAGTGTAGTTATTCGTAATAAATCTCAGTATAGAATACTAGGGTATAATACAAACATTACACAGGAAAACGCTCAAGGTATACTAGGCACACAGTTTGCTGGTCAAGGTGGCGAGGGTATGGCATGGGCAGAAACACGAGGCATACGTGCATATGTAGCAGACAGTAGGTTTTATCAAAATATAGAAACGATTGTATTTGGTAATGATGATGGGTATCTATACCAAATGGAAGATGGTAATAATTTTGATGGAGCTAATATACAAACTACTTTTGCTACTCCATTTATGCCAATTAATGATCCACGAGTTCGTAAGACGTTTTATAAAGCATTTTTATATACAGATCCACAAGGTAGTGTTTCATTTGATATGAGTCTTAAACTAGACTTTGACCAAAAAGATAGCATACAACCTACACAAATTAATTTTGCTAACAGTACAGGACAAGTTGCATTTTACGGCACTGCTGAATATGGATCATCTGCTGTATTTAGTACCAAACTTTTAACTCTTTTTGAGACACAATTAATTGGATCAGGATTTACAGGGTCCATACAGTTTGAATCAGACAGTACAGACCCTCCATTTTCTCTTGATGCAATTACAATAGAATTTGGTATAAACACGAGAAGGTAAACCAAAATGCCTTTTAGAAATTTAACAAAAGATTTTTGTTACTCTATTGCTAAAGGTTGCACAGGAAGAAATGATTTACGTAAGAAAGATGGGGCTGTTAGTTGGCTGACAAATAAAAATTGGGATAAGATGAATTACATTTATAGTCTTGCAAAAGAACAGTCATCTATAGTAGGTGAAAAATATCATGTGGATCATATAACTCCCATAAGAGGAAAAAATATCTGTGGCCTTCATGTACCTTGGAATCTACAAGTGCTTCCCTCAGATTTAAATTTAAAGAAAGGTAATCTATAATGGGTACGGGATATGTTCGTAACGATACATCTAACAACATTGCTGATGGTAACATTATCAATGCTGCAGACTTAGATGGTGAATTTGACGCAATTGAAAGTGCCTTTGGTACAAGTGGACACACGCATGACGGAACATCTGCAGAGGGTGGTCCTATTACTGTACTTGGTCCTGTCCAAGACTTTGTAGCAAGTGCCACTGAAATTAAACCTAAGACTACCAATACACTTGATATTGGTACAAGTGGTCTTTTGTTTAAGGATATGTATTTAGATGGTGTAGCTACACTTGGTAGTATTAAGATTGATAATGATGGCACAATTGGTTCTGCTTCTGATGCTGATGCAATTACTATTTCTTCTAGTGGTGTTGTAACCTTCTCACAAAACACCATTGGTAAGACAGGCTCTGGTTATGTGCTTTCGTTGCAAACATCTGACACTACTATTGAAGCAACTAATGTACTAGGTAAGATTGAGTTTAGTGCTCCTGATGAAGCTAGTGGTACAGATGCTATACTTGTTGGTGCATCTATTGAAGCATTGGCAGAAGATACATTTGATAGTTCTACTAACTCTACTGCCCTTGTATTTAAAACTAATACTACTGGTGCAGCTACAGAACGTATGCGTCT